AATATTTTTGATGATATTCAAATTTGTGCTATAAATATGAAGAAAACTTAAGACTCTTGAGCTTCAGCGGCAATTTTTTCTTTTTTAGCAATTTGTTCCGCTGCAGTTTTTTTCTTCATTTCATCTACTTGATTAGAATAAAACAAATCCTTTTGAACTTGATTTGCTTGATAATTTTTCATTAATTCATTTAGTTCTTTTTCCATATATTCTTGATTTTCAATATTATCAGCGTTGGGATCCCATGGGAGCCAATAACCGACTTGACCAACATATACATGAAAAGAACGATCCGATCTTTGTAATGTTTCTGCTCGTTTTGCCGCTTCTTCATATGATGAATATACACCACGTACTTTCAATCCACGAACGGATGTTTTGAATCCAACTTCTGAATGATAAGCAGAATCTAATTCTTTTTCATTTACTGCAACATAATCATCATATTCAGTTTCGAATGTTTTTGCATTAAAATGCGGACATTTTCCAGATTTTTCAAAATCATTCAAAAATTTTCTAAGGAAAAATTTTTCTTTTTGAAGAATAACTTTTTCTGGTGAAATAAAAGAAATACAGCAATAGTTTTGTCCTGGAATCGCAGAATCAACTTCTAAATAATCAACTTCTTCTTCAGCACCAACCGGAGTTCTGAAATCAGCCATTATATAAGTATATATAACTCAATAATCTTTATATTATGTTTCAAAATAAAGTAAGTATTTTGGGAAGTGGTGGTTTTGGTTCTTCAATTGCTTTAGTTGTTGCTTCACAAGTTGAAGAATTATGTATTTGGTGTCGTCGTTTAGAAATAGTTAATGAAATAAATACAAAAAAGACAAATAATACTTATATAAAATCAAAATTTCCATCAAATGTCAAAGCTTATACAAATATAAATATAGCAATAAATAAAAGCAACATTATAATTATTGCGATTCCTGGTAATTTTTTAGAAGAAATACTAAAAAAAATTGATTTGAATAATAAAATAGTAATTAGTCTAGTAAAAAGCGTTTTTGTAGACCAAACTGGTGAAATAGTCACAACTTGTGAATTGATTGAAAAATATTTTCAAACAAATGTTATTTGTTTAAGTGGACCAAATTTATATTCATCATTGGATAATAAAGATTTATCAGAAGCAACAATTGGTGTTAATGATTTAGAAACTGGAAATTTAGTAAAAAAATTATTTAATAATGATTTTTTTAAAACACAAATTACTCTCGACAGATGCGGCGTCGAATTATGTGGTATTTTAAAAAATATTATTGCAATTGGAGTTGGATTTTTGGGAAATAAACCAAATAGTGTTGCATTATTAATTAGAAAGGGTTTAAATGAAATGTATAAATTATCTTTAAAACTTCGTAATAATGTGTCAAAACACACATTTTATGAGTCATCGTGTGGAATTGGTGATTTGTATTTGACTTGCGTATTTGGTCGAGGAAAAACTTTGGCAAAACATTATTCTGAAAGTAATATTATTGATTCAAGTAATTGGGAAAAACTTGAAGAAACTATATTATGTGGAATGAAAATTCCGGATCATCATAATGTAAAAATAATTGGTAAATTAATTGAAAAAAATTGCTGGATACATGAATTTCCTATTTTTTATAATATATATAAAATTTCTTGGACTAATGATTCTGAAAAATCACTGATATACTTAAAGCGAAATTTATAATAATTATTGATAGTAGTAAAAATGCCACAGTTACTAGTGGATGAATATATTGAATTAACAAATGAATATAGAAAGAAATACGGAGAAAAAACAATTATTTGGATGCAAACGGGTAGTTTTTACGAAGTTTATGCTTGGAATGAAGAAGACGAACAAATAAAAGTTAGTCAAAATATATTACAAATTCGTATTACAACAAAAAAAAGTGGAAACAACAGATCATGTCTTATGGCAGGTTTTCCTGATCATTCTTATAAAAGATTTGAAAAAAGATTATTAAAAGAGAATTATACAATTGTTTATGTTGATCAAATTAAGAAAGATCCAATTGAACGTGGTGTTACAAAAATTAGTTCTCCTGGATGTGTATTTGATAGTGACGATGATTCGAAAGAATCGATTTTAATGTCTGTTTTAATAGAAATTGAAGACAATGATTTTTATGGTTATTATACAATTTATGATTCAAATATTGGTGAAATCCGTATGTTATCGATTAAAAATGAAGAAAACCAAACAATTGATCATATTTTCGATAATATTGGTGATATAATTAGTGAAAATAGAGTTAATGAAGTATTATTGAATATTGTTTCAGAACAATATATTAAGCTACCTGAAACAAATTCAAAAATACTTTTTCATTACAATAAAATTGATAAAATTGATGAATTATTAAAACCATTACTGCAAAATGATATTTTAAGTAAATATTTTAAAAAATATTTAAGTATTTATGAAAATGTGATTGATTCATTGGAATTAAGCAAATGTTTGCCGCAGGAAATAGTAAATTTAATATATATGTTGGATTTTTTGAAAGATCATGAGCCAATCTTTGTAAAAAATTTACAAAGACCAATTGTTGATGGTCCAAATCAAATTAAATATATGGAATTTTATAATCATGCTTTACAAAAACTGCAAGTAATATCAAATGAAGGTAATGACTTAATTAAATTTATTGATAAAACATTAACATATGGTGGTTCTAAAAAGTTAAAATATTTGTTAAAAAATCCTTCTAATAACATAGAGGAACTGAAAAAACGTTACAAATCTGTTGATTTATTTGTGAATAATAGACAATTGCTAAATGAAACAAAAACATATTTAAAAATTTGTGATTTACATAGATTTTATAGACGTTTTGCGATTGGTAAAATAAATGTTTATAATGATATCCCTAGGATAGTTAATATCAATGAAAATATTAATATATTGATAAATATTTTTAAAAATGTTGATAATTCTATTTATTGGTTACCTAATGATAAAATAATTCAAAATTTTAAAGATTATTGTGGTGATTTGATTTATACATTTTGTATTGATAATTGCAAATCTTCTGGTAATGTTTTTAACAAAGATATAGTTCCTGAGCTTGATGATTTGTATTTAAAATCTGAATCTTTAAATCAGGAACTTGAGTCGATTAGAACATATTTATGTGATTTGATTAATGAACCAATATATTTGAAGAACACTGACAAAGATGGTTTCTTTTTTGAAACTACAAAAAAAAGAGGGACTAAAATTGCAAAACAGTTAAAAGAAAACAACAAATTTGATTTAGAAATTTCTAATAGTACTTCTGTATCAAAAATCAGTAGTGCTGGAGTTAAGAAAATTAGTGTACAACTTTGTGATTTACAAACAAAAATTATTGATTTAACACAAAAAAAAGTATCTGAAAAGGTTCTTTTTTATTATGATACATATTTTGAGTCAAGTATTGCAACTATAATTGAATCAATGGCATGGCTTGATGTTTATTATTCTTATTCTAAATCAGCTATTGAATGGAATTATGTAAAACCCAATTTGGTTGAATGTGAAAATAGTTATATAGATGCAAAACAGCTTCGTCATCCTATAATTGAACAGTTATTGAGTATCGAGAAGCAAGCATTTATACCAAATGATATTCGTATTGGATTTAAGGAAAGCTATTTATTATATGGAGTAAATTCTGTTGGTAAATCATCTTTGTTGAAAAGTGTTGGATTATCTGTTATAATGGCTCAAGCTGGAATGTTTGTACCTGCTTCAGATTATAAATTATGTCCTTATGATAAATTAATAGTTCGTATTGGTAACACTGATAATTTGTTTGAAGCACATAGTTCATTTATATGTGAAATAAGAGAAGCAAATCAATGTGTTTCTAATACAAATAATCGTTCATTAGTATTAGCAGATGAATTTTGTGCATCAACCGAGAGAGAATCTGCTACTCAAATTGTAACATCAATGTTATTGTGGTTAAATGAAAAAAAATCTAGTTTTATTTTTGCAACACACTTATTTGAATTAATTGAAGCTCCGATTGTAAATGTAAAAATATGTCATTTGAAAGTGAGAATTGAATCAGATAGTCTTGTATTTGATAGAAAATTAACATCTGGTCCACCAACAGAAAGAAATTATGGTATATTAGTTGCTAAAAAAATTTTCAAGAATAATAAATTTTTGAAGATGATGGATCGTTGTCAAACAAAAACATCAACACGTACAGATATCAATAGATCTAGATATAATAGAGGTGTATTATTATCAGAATGTGCAATTTGTGCTTATTCACCTATAGATGAAATGTCATTACCTTTAGACACACATCACATAAATATGCAATGCATGGCTAATAATGATGGATTTATTGGTAATTATCATAAAGATATCGTGTCAAATTTAGTAGTATTGTGTAAAAAATGTCATATTATGGCTCATAATGGCAAGTTGAATATTAAATGTTGGGAACAAAGAGATTGTGGGAATGTATTAAATTATGAAATAAAGTAATTTGAAATTTTTAAGTTGTACAATAATAAGAGTAATGGCATCTAGAAGAGATGTAGGTAATAGTATTGATATACGAAAAGTTATTGAAATTGCTCAGGGAGAAGAGCCCGATTTTAAACCAGGTAGACATCAAAATCATCATGCATATAATATAAGTAGAATAAAGGGAAATAATTATTTGAGATATAGGGAAAGTAAAACAGTAAATGAACCAATTGAAATGCCTCTATATCTTACCAGTTCTAAGGCAATAGGTAACGATGACTATATTATACAAAATGGTGAATGGGAATCTGCATATAACTATGATTCGAGTGGTAATGTCATAGAAGATTCAACATTTGTGAGTTATTATAATAATAATTCAGTCAAAGGTGATTGGATACAGTTAAATAATTATCATTTATCTGATAAAACAGATAATAATTTAATTGGATATGGAATGAAAATAAAGTGTAGTTGTCGAAGAAAACCAAATAATATAACATTATTGGGTTCTTTTGAAAATGATTTTGGGGCAGACAATTCAAATGCAGTGTTGATTAATAATTCACAACTGGAATATAGAAATTCGGTTGCGATTATTGATATGAATTATAATAATACTTTATTCAATTATTATAGACTAGTAATAAATGATATTTCAAATCCGGAAGTCTTAAGTTCTGGGGCGCCGGTTACAATTTCAGAAATTTCTTTCTTTACATTTATTGAAAGTTCTAGTTCTTTTTCAGAAGATTATGCATCTGAATCATTGAAAGAAAACAATAAATTTTGGAAAAATTTTACAGATGATGAAAATTTAATAGCATCATATGATATTAATGGTAATGCCAATGATGAATTTAAAAGTTATTATAAGGATGGTGGGACTATAAATGGCGAATGGATTCAATTTAATAATTATGATAGATCTTCAAACATTGATGCTGATTTATTAGGAAATTATATTAGAATCAATTCGAATAGTGATCGACCAAAACCACATAGAATTTTTTTATTAGGTTCTGATGTTAATGATTTTGATACAGATGATTCAAATGCGGTAATGATTAATGAGGTGGGAGATCTAAGCTATACAAATGGTTTGGGAGAGCCAAATATTAATATGCAACAGTCCAATCAAGATAATAAAATTTATGAATATTATAGATTAGTTATAGCAGAACAAACATCATCTATTTGGTTATCTATGAGAATTGATGATATTGAATTTACTAATTTTTCGCAACCAGAACCAGAGCCAGAGCCAGAAGATGATCCTGCTCCAGAACCGGAGCCTGAACCAGAACCAGAGCCGCAACCAGAGCCACAACCAGAACCGGAACCACAACCAGAGCCAGAACCAGAACCAGAGCCACAACCCGAACCTGAACCGCAACCAGAACCAGAACCAGAACCAGAACCGCAACCAGAACCAGAGCCAGAACCCGAGCCACAACCAGAGCCAGAACCTGAACCTGAACCTGAGCCTCAACCAGAACCACCAATTGGAGATTTAACATTGCATGTTGATTTTGATACAAACAATATGGAAATTGAGAATACTACTGATACATCAATTGTGTTAGAATATTTATATTTCAGATCGAGTTATCAAAATTTAAATATTTATCATTCAAGCGGCTT